GGATTAGATAGAATGAAATCCATTAACTCATCACCACGTATAAGGTTATTAGCCACATGTTGTAATTCATCGAAATACAATGGGTTAGTAATATCAATAGGCATGTTAGGAACTTTACTTGCGAGGATTGCTTGACGATTTCCTACAGATAGTTCACCCAAGAATGTTTGCTCTACTGTATTGGTATTGTCTACTTCAGCACGTATCGCTCTTGAAAAGTTGTTACCAGTCTCATCATCGAAGAATGATGTTACTTTAACATACTGCCCATTAAACATTCTGTAATTATCTTTTTTGCCGTAATAACGTTTTTTAAACTCTGCGCTACGACCAAATACTTCTGCTTGTTCTTCAAGCAAATCAGCATTTTCTTTAATTACATTATCAATATCATCATATGCTTTTGCTAAGGCATCATCAGCATCTTTAAGTACTTTGCCATTTGTAGCCATCTTTGCAAGCACTGTATTGTACTTGGATAAACCAAGTTTAGCAGCGTCTATTTTAGGCTGTACCTTCTTTAGGGTAGCCGCAGATGCGTTCTTTTCGATATAATCAATCTTACGCTTTAAAGATGGAGCATTTGCTACCTTAGGTGTTTTACCTAAAGGAGCAGTCATATCGATTAAGTCTAATTCTGCATTGTCTATTAATTCATCAACTGCTTTTAGATACTTGTTTAGTTTCTTTAAATTCTGTGCTTTTGCAGCAGGAGATACTTTACCAGTTACCATGTCATCTATGGCTGCTGTTAATTCATCTTTTTGAGCAATAAGTAAACTTATACTTTTTTGCTTTGCTGTTACTGCTCTATTTATAGCCTTTAGGTCTTTAGAGTTTAAACCTTTGGAGGCTAACTTTCTGGTAAAGTTATTTGTATTTTTTGTAGCATTCTTTAGTGCAGTTGCACCAATTCTAAATGCAGCACCAGGCCCAAGGGCAATAGCGGCACTAATCATAGGTTCTGCAATAGACTGCTTAATAATAAACATAGGTCGAGCAAGTGCATTAAATGTCCATAGACGAGTTAATGACTCGTATGTAGTAGCAATGGTATTTTTAGGAGTAACTAACTTTCCAGCAATACCAGTCTTTGCTGTATTAACGAACTCACGCTCAATTAAATCCCAAGGAGTAAACAAGTAAGACTCAGCCATTTGGCGAGTTGTTTCAATATTGGTTTGATTCATTGTGCCATCGGCATTGAATGAATAACCATTCTTTTCAAATACTCGCTTGTTAGTTGATACGTTAGAACGCATTTGAGCAATCTGTGCTCTTAGTTCAGCCTCTGTAAAATGTCCATGCTTGTAAGCAACAATTCTACCTAGTTGTTCATCAATCTCTTCTAAAGCCTTGTATTTATCTTGTGGGGTCTTAGCCTTGATTAAAGCATCTTCCATCTCACGACGTACATCTCCTGCTTTTCTAAATACATTAGGAGCAGTCATAATCTTGGCGTTGCCATCTTTAAATACTGGCATATTGTCAATAAAAGAGTTTAATTCAACTCGTGCATCAAATGGACGCATACCAGATAAAGTTACATAACGTAATGGTTTTAGTCCACTAACTGCATTTCTAAATTTAATTAGATTTACAGTAGGGGCACCAACTTTAGAACCCAGTCTTAAAGATAATACTTCACCCAAAGCATCTGTTGAACCCTTGCCAGTAAACTCATCATACCTAGTTAATGATTTACCAAGACGTATTGCTGATTCTGTTTTGCCATATGCATTTGCTGCAAACTTAACTTCGGCAGGGAAGTAATCAACCTTACCAAGATTTCTAAGTTGCTCTGACTCATCAAAGAATACCCTACGGATTTCTTCCATTCTAGGGTCTTTGGAAATTGCATTATCAAATGCTTTTTTAAGACGTGGTACTGCTGGGCCATCTGGATTATAGATATTTCCATCTAGGATATATCTATTCTTTAACTGAGTTGCTACATCAGCAACATCAAATAAGTCATCAGGATGTGTCTCGGCAAGTCTACCAAGAGCAGCCATATCACCTTTGTCAGCAAGAATAAAGTCTCTTGCTACTTCAGGATTCTTAATGTTTACAAGTACGGATGACAGTCTTTCGTTGTTACTGTATAACTGTACAATATCATCAATTTCACTTATGCTGGTACTTTCCGCAAGTTGTAGCATGTGGTTACCAGCAACTGTCTGTCGTCCTGCAGCACCATTGCTATTAGCGTACTGAATACCAGTGTCAATATCTGCTTTAAACTCAGCAATTGATTTTTGTTTAGTATAGATACCAGTTGTCTTTAAGCCAGTCTTTCCTACTTTGCCAACAAGTTTTGCTGCTCCACCGATACCTGCGTTACCCACAAAAAAAAGTCTAGTGTGCCTGTATAGTATTTACCTACTACGTTTTCTGAAAAATTCTTTTGGATACTTTCGTCATCCCATAAATCAATCTCATCTAATGTAATTCCACCTAAAGCCAACCAGGCTCTATTAGTGTTACCTAAAATTGGTATTGCATTTACAAGACTTGACTTAGTTAAAGCCTGTGCTGTAGATACGCTTGCGCTACGGTCATATGCACGTTTGATATCTGAAAACTGAAAGCCTTCTTCAAACTCACCCTTTTTATATAGTGGTGAATTTACATCTGATATTAAAGCCAATGTAGACATTGGTCTAGTAATGTATGGAGAAATGACTTTATTGTTTAAATTAATTGCTGTTCTTAAAAGAATATCTGTAGAGCGTTCAGCAGAGTTAATAGCAAACTCATTTAAACCTCTTAGTTTGCCCTGCACTATACTCTTGAGTTCTTTTTCTGTACCTGGTTTAGGCTTGTCAATTATAGGCTCTAAAGTTCCAGTTACTAAACCCTCAAAAACATTCTTTACGGGGGTTACAACTCTGTTGGATACAGACTTTGTAAAGTCAGACCACAACGACATTTTTACCTCCCGATATTACGAATTGGATACATCTTCTCTGTCCCACCTTGTACATCATCACCCGTAATAGAGCGGATAAATTCGTTTCTATCTTCAATAGATTCCCAAGGTTGCATTGCCAAATGTATTGCAATGCCTGCATTTTGATAGCCAAGTGAGTTAGCAAACTTGTCTATGTTGTCAAATAGACTGCCAGGTAACCATCTTGTATTGCTCATTGATTACCTATTAAGTAATTAACAAATCTTTTATATGAATCTGGAGTATCTGGTAAATTTGCTGCAGATAACAAAGTTGGAAGATACTTTTGTACAATTGCTCTATTCTCGTCTGGTCTAGTATTTGCATTAATGTTTTTAGGTAATGCATCAGAACCAGGACCAGGACCAAAATCTACACCTGCAGTAATTGGCTCAGATGGATTACTTGATGGGTCTAATAATGTTCCTAATGCGTTTCCTTCAGGCATTGCCATGTTTTGCGCTTTAGGTGCTGCAGCCATTGGTGCGCCAGATTGTTGTTCCATTAATGCTTTACCTTCTCCATATTTTCCACCAGAAATATAACGTTTTGGTTGTCCATTTTTTGAACCTGCCCCACCAGTTGCTGACACACCCATATTATTTTGAGGTGCAGTTGGTCTAAAACCACCACTGTTTTCATTGCCAGCCATTATATCTCCTACTTAATTTTTCTTGGTTGCTCTTTTGATATGTAAGGTCCTGCCGTAAATGCTGTTAGTTTAGATGCAATTTCCATTGCCTCATATGCATCTGCTCCAGCATGTAATGCGCCAAGAGCGTATGCTGCTCCTGAACCTGCGGCATATACTCCATCTGCAGATTTACTTATTGATAACTCTTGGTCAACATCAAATATCTCGCCACCAACAGCCATTATAAATTGAAATCTAGTTTCTTTAGTATCTTCATCAAAGTTATAACCATTCTCAGTCATACACTTACGTAGAGATGGCATTGCCTTTGTAATCATAAAATGATATAAATCTTCTTTGTCTTGCTTGGTAGGAACTGGTGGTTCCCAAATATGTTGTGCTATATCGCAAGGTAGGGTTTCACCAGAACCTGAAATTAAAAACGAACCATTTTCTGAAATCTTTTTAACTTCTGGATGAGAATATATTTTTCCATCTGCATCAGTAGTTCTACTGTCCGCAACTATAAAACAGCGGTCTTTATGCTCTATCCCAATTATTGTTGTCATTGTCCCCTACTTAGTTAACCTCTAGTTACGACTCGTGCTCCTGCTTTACCACCTGCTGTTAAACTTGAAATAACTGATTGAATATCTGGTGGTGGTGCCATCTCTGGAGAAGCAATAGGGCCTTCTACTGGAACGCCTGCGGGAGCAGGGGACGGTTGCTCAACCATAGAACCAGATGGACCAGCAGAAGGAACTTGTGGCTGCGGTGCTGGCGCAAAGGTTGCTTCAATAGCATCTTCTAATGCTTGACCCTTTTGACGTGCCTTGATGACCGCAGCAATTTTGCGAACAACCTCAGAAGCGTCTTGTCCCTGTGTAGCCATCTGTGGAATTGCTTGAGTATATGCAGTTAGTGAGCCAAGTAGCGCAGCACGCATATCTTCAATTTCAATCTTTTCTAACTCTTGCGTAACATTGACGGTAAATGGTAATTCACGCATAGCCATGTCTCTAGATATTAACTTACCGCCAAGTGCTTGTAGCATGAAGATAAGTCCCTGTGCTGGGTTAAGACCAGCAAGCATACCATAGCGTACATCAGCAGAGTAATCACCCTTGATGTCTTTGGTTGGCTTATATGTAATTTCATATGGTGAGCCAGAATCAACACCACGAATTGTTTTCTCGTCAGGGTAGATTAACTCATCAACCTCAAAGCATAGACGGATTATATCACGTAATGCTGCAGCAAAAATTGCTTGGGCTGATTTAACCTGTGTATCAAATGCTCCCATAAGAGCCTGTACACCTTGACCAGTAACTATAGATGCATCAATGTTACCAGTACGTCCTTCTGGGTAACGAGCACCAACTCTAAGTTCTTGGTTTAGTAATTGTTGTTCTGTAAATGCACCCTGTGGTAGTGTTAACTCAACACGACGAACACCTGCTGGATTAGCAGTACGGATAACCGCATCGCCACCCAACTGGAGTTCTTGCACATCTTGTGGAAGTACAATAGGTGCCTGAACTGATTTCTCTGCTGCTTCCATCGCCAATAAAGCAAAACGGTTGCGGAGTAATTGAATTCCAAGCACATCATCGAATTGTCCACGTAGTTCGCTATCAACAGATGGCTTACGTGCAACAACTACCATCATCTTACCAAGAGGATTCTTGGCTTGAGATAGTACTAGGTTATCCTTTGCAGGAATAAAAATTATAGATTGTTCGTCATCATAGTAACGAATCATTTCGACCTGAGTATTTAGGTCTTGCTTATATCCATATCCACCAAGTAATTGATACTCATACTCTGGGAATTGTGCTACTAGTTCTCCAAGAGAAAGTGTGTAGCGTTTAGCAAATGCAATACAACGGCCAAAGCGGTCAAACTCTGGATAGGAACCAATTGGGTTCTCAATACGGATGCGAGGTAGTTTACCCTCATCATCTAACTCAATGATAAATGGAACGAAACCGTAGGTTATATACCAGTCTGCTCCTGAGTACATTTGGATTGCGAGGTCAGAGTGTTGAAAATAATTACTAGCAATACGAGTACGCTTATCGGCAAAAGAACGAGCACGGTCATTGACTTGATTAGCGGCTGAGCAGTTAACCGCTGGAAGAGGTGCCATAACCTCCGAAAGGTCCCTGGCAACGATATCAATAAAATTTGCCACGACATTAGCGTCTACTCCATCTGGAAAAAAGTCAGGATATACTTCTGAGATTTTACCTTTACGTACAGCAAGTACATCTAGGTTGCGAGCATCTCTCTCACTATTGCGAAAACGCATAGATTGAACTCGTGCCGCAATCTGCTCAATTGATAATGCCATTTATATCCTAACCGTAAGTTTCTTGCCATTGCTCTGCAAAGGCTTCATCTAAATTAAGGGAACCACGTCCAGCCTTTTGTGCTCTAGTAGCCCATCTATTTGTTTGATACTGTCCAACTCTACTTGATGTCTGCATAAGTTCTCTGCAACGAATCACAGCAAACCATAAAGCCATAACACAGTCAGTTGGATTTTTAGTATCAGGCTTCCATGTAATAAGTTGCTGAACTAAAGATTTAAGACCTTCAGAACCTTCGTTAGAAGGTAACTCTATTAAGTTGTTATCGAGGAATCTTCCGTCCCTAGTTGAGCCAAAAAGACTTGCCATAGAGGCCACACCGAAACCTACATCCCATTTATTCTTACCAGTGAAGTGGGAGTTAAGTTGACATCCATAAGATGCCAGATAGTTTCTTAGGTCCGTATCCATAGCATAGTACTTTTGGTGGGCGTTAATTTCCACCCTGAATTCTTGTGGGTTAAACTTCTCTACCCATTCTCTAATTAGAGCATCCTCTTTTTGAGGAGTATGGTCAACCATATT